ACACATTCTTAGTTGTACTCTAAGATATCTATTTTTCTTTTCTATTTTTCCCCAAAAACCAAAAGATCCTTCTCCTTCAAATACTCCAGCTAAAAATATTAATTTTTGTTCTTTTGTTAACTTATCGTATGTTTGTTGAATCATATATCTCCGTTATTTTAAGGAGATATATACTATTTATTTTTGTTTTGTCTAGAAATATATCCACCCATTCTCATTCCTTGAGAAGATGGACCTTTTTTAGGAGGTGGGCCAAATCTTACGCCTGGCATTGTGATTTTTTTAATCTTTGGTTGTACTATTTTACTAATTTTAAGTTTTTTTATTTTTTTAATTGTAGGTTTCTTAAGATATGAACTCATCTTTTAGGAATAAAGGCTTGTTGGTTCTTTTCTCTAGCTATTTTTAATTTTTCCTCTGCAATTTTTATTCTTTCACCCGCTTGTTGTTCTTGGTTTTCAAGTTTCATCTTCTCAACATCAAGTCTATCTTCAAATTCGTAAGTTTTTCTCTCCATATCTTGTTGAGATTCATTAGAACGTCTTTGAATGTCTAAAGCTTTAAGGTCTAACTCTCTTTGTTTCAACATTACTAATGGGTCTTGTTGTTCTCCACCTTCTGCTTGTACTAATTGTTGAGTTAATTCTGCAACTCTTTTAGCAACAAAGGAATTAAATTGTACTTGATATCCATTTGGATCTTGTTGTTGCATAGCGACCATGTTTGGATCTTGCATTAGTGTAGCACCAATCTCTCCGTGTGCTTGATAAGCAATGTGATCTGAAATATGTCCTTGTAGTAAAGCATAAACCATAGGGTTTGTTTGTACCATTCTGCTTTGCATGAATATTGTGTGTGCATTAACGTGTGAAACATGATCTTGTTCTGGAAATACTTTTAACATTTCCATTCTAAGTGCTTTAGAATTCTCTGTAGCTGGATCTTCTGGCATTGGTTCTTTTTCTGGAATCAATAGATCATCAATTTGTCTAGTTCCTAATGCTTCGTATACTCTTCTGTATGCTTCTCTCAAGTTATGCATCTGTGGATTTGACATTGCAATCTTTAAATTCTCGTTTGCAAGTGTAACTCTTTGTGCCATTGAATAAATACTTGGATCTGCAACTGGAATAACATCTACTCTACCATCAAAGTCTAATGCTTTAATATTTCTATCTGCACCATAAACTGCATATGGATATTCTGGTGGTAAGTAATCTGAAAATACATCTGCTAAAATTCTAAATTCTTGTTTCATTGCGTAGTAACATCGCTTATGAATAGCTGACATAACTCTAGAACCACGTTCTAATAAAGCTATAGTCGTGCCTACTGCTGCTTGTTGGTTACCATCACCAACCTGCATATCTGCTATTGAAGCAAATCTTTGACCTGCTTGGACCACGAAACCTAATAATTGAAATAAAGTTTGTGATGGTTCTTTAAATGGTAGTATTTGAAACTGATCTTTTATGTTTCCGCCTGGTGCATCTACGTCTCTGAACTCACCTGGCTGGAATGGTTGGTCATCATCCCTGATTCTAATTCCACGGCTCTTGAATCCTGCTGGTAAATTAGCAAGAGTACCTGCATCTAATAACTGTCTTAAGCTAGAAGTAGCAGTTCTAGATAATCCACCAATCATGTGAATTAATCCAAAGCCATAAAATCCTAAACCTGGTAAAAATTTAAAGTGTACAAAATATTCTTTTCTTGTTTTTAATGGATCATTTTGTTCATAATTTCTATAAACAGATAGAACTTGTTGAGAACCTTCATCAATAGTTACAATGTAAGGTATTTTAACATTTCGTTCTTCTGTATCTGCTGTTGTTTCATATTCACTTAAATCTAAATCAACATGCATTTCTAAAATATTATATTGATAGACTGTGTCTCCACTTGGTTTTACACCTTCAATTTCAGATAATTTTTGTTGTATAGCTGTTTGTTCTGGTTGTTTAGGAATTAATTCTACATCTACATAAAATCCAGCTTTTTGATATTTGATAACATCATTTTCACTCATTTTAACAACATGAGTAATACGCTCAGAATCTTTAAGATCGGTTGCATAATATGGAACTACTAAATCATCAGCAGGTATAAATTTAGATACTGCTCGTTTTAATATTTCATCATAGTAAATTTTTTTAAATGCCGATCCTGACAATGGTAAATAAAATAATAATTGATCAAAGTCTGGAGTGTACTCTTCCATTTTTTCCATCAACATATAGTTCATGAAATCTTTAACTCGTTCTGATTGTTTTAAAATATCTGGTGTCTCTAATCCAACTACTTCAGTTCTTACTGGACCTTCTGCTGGTAATAATTCTTTATACGCTTGTGCTTGAAATTGTGTAACTGATTCTGCAAGCATAGGGTGTGTAACTCCTGTTGCTCCTTGAAAGGGTCTAGTCATGTCTTGATATTTAAATCCTAATAGATCTAAACCTTGAACATAAGTTTGTTCCCAATCTAATCTTGATACTCTGTCTTTTTTATAATCTGCGATAAGATCTAATGCTAGACGACTTAATGCTCTTTCGTCCATAGTCTCAGCAAGGTTACCATAAAAGTTTTCTTCTACAGTTTCTCCTGGAACTACGTCTTCTTCAGGAAGAACAACATCTAAACCTTCTTCAGGAATAGAGTTGTCTTCCATTGGAAGCTCTTCATTAATTTTATCTACTTCAGCCATTAAAAAAGTTTTGTGGGTCTACTTCTTGCTAATTTGTTTCCTCTTGCAACTACTGATCCACCGTGTGATGCTTTAATCATTTTTCCTTTTTTAGCACCTGTTGTTCCTCTAAGTCTTGCTAGTCTCATAGCTTTTGGACTATCTGGATTTAATGCATAGGGTGTACCAATACGTTCTAGTCTTGCAGTTTCAGCTGCTCTGAAACCTTCTATAGATCCTGGCTCACCATACATTCCTGTTTTAGGATTTAATGCTGTTGATGCTGCTTTAGATGCAAACTCTGCTCTTGAAGCATCTTCTTGCATTGCTTGGTTTGACATTCTTTGTGCGTCTGTCATTCCTGCTTTTCTTGGAGCAATTGATTCGTCAGAAGTAAGATCTCTAGTTTCGCTTCTTGCGATATCTAATCCTTTTTCTTCTGCAGATTTACCTAATACTCTAGACGCGCCATATGCTGCAGCGAGACCTAAACCTATTTTAGCTAAATCGTTTAATTGTTTTCTTGCCATGGTTTTTTCTCCTTGTTGTTATAACAAGTTTATTCTAACATGCAATGATAATTAGGACTATACTTTACAGTAAATCGCTAATGTATCCACCGCTTTTTACCTTGATTTCTCCGCCTTCGTTCTTATTCTTCATGGTATAGAGTTCTTGTTCTAATATATCTACTTGATCTACGTCACCCTTAACTTTGGCTTCTTCTAATAATTGTAGTAACTGTGTGTATCTACTAGCCATTATAGTAAATCTTTAATGTAGTCTTTGCCTTTGCCAATTTCTACTGAACCGCCGTGTGACATTGTTTTAACTTCTTTAGCATTCATTACAGGAACGTTACTAGCATTCATTGTACCTGGATTAGTTACTTGGGCCGTGTAGCGTGGAACGGTGCTATTGCCTGATGTTAAATTTAAATTGTTATATTGTTCTGGTACTTTTGCTGTTGTAGATTGTGCCATTGCAGTTTTAAATAAATCAGCAATATTTATTAAAGAACCAAGTCCAGCTTTTTTAACTTTCATTATATTAAATCCTTAATGTAATCTTTACCTTTACCAACTTCTACTTCTCCACCATGAGCAAAAGTTTGTTTGTATCTTACTACAGCTCTTTTATCAGTTGCTTTACCAAAAGTTTCTGAATCTCTTTTAGTAATTCCAGCTTCTGCACCAAATCCACTTTCAAAATCTTTAGTGTAACGAATACCTTTGCTACTTACTTTATCAGTTCCCATTGGAGAGCTAATGTCTTCTTTCTTTTTACTAATATCTATATTACCAAATTTAGATTCAATATTTACACCAAAAACTTTATCTTTAATTTCAGTTGCATTTTCAACTCTAGTTCCAGATTCAACTCTAGGAGTTACATCTACGGGTCCTACTAAATCTTTAATGTATTCTGAGCTACTCATTTAGAATACTCCTCTAAAGGGAACCTTCTTCACTTGTATTTCTTTTTGTCCTCTAGCGAAACCACCTTCCATAAATGATTCTGTGTCTGTAACATTAGGTGCAGTTGCTCCTGTACCTTTTACAGTTTCAACTGTTGTAGCTGGTTTATCTTTTTGATCGTAGAATCCTGGTTTGAATTCGTTACGGCTTGTGTATGTATCTTTTTTATTTTTATTTTTCATAAATCTCCTAGTATAGTTTAGCGGGTCTTGTGCCACGGATCGCGGCTCCTATGCCTCTTACAGAACCACCTTCAGAGAAAGATGCTCCCATTCCTCTTTCAGCCATTCCACCGCCACGTTTGTTTTTAGTTCTTAACATTTTAAAATCTTCTCCAGATATCTGACCATCTTTGTTAGCATCTAGTTTAGATTGCTTACCTGATAATCCACTTATCATATCACCTTCAGCTGCTTTTTTCATTTTAGATTTACCTGCTTCTGATAATGCAATAGCGATTGCTTGTTTAGGATTTTTTACAACGGGTCCTGATTTACCAGAATGTAATTCTCCTGATTTAAACTCTTTCATTACTTTACCAATTTTCTTTTGAGACTTAGTTAATGCGCCTTTAGCTGCTTTAACCATTTTACCAGATGGTGTTTCTTTATAACCTTTTTTTTCCATCATAGTTTCTTTTCCTTCTTTCATTGTAGATTCTTTATTCTCATGTAATTTAGATTCGTCTTTTGCTTTTTTCATAAAACCTCCTTGTTTTTTTGTAACTGCTTGTCCAGTTGTTTGTTGGTTAACATCTTTGTTAGCTTTTTTGTCGTAATACTTTGATAGTTGATTACCACCAATACCAAGATTACTTGCTATGTCTCTTGCTGTTGATGAATTTTTTAAAAGTTTATCTGCACCAATACCAATTAAACCCATAGGAATATTTTTTGCAGATTCCATAGCTAACCCTAAAAATGCTTTTTTAACTTTTAATTTTTTCATAAGGGTCCTAATAATACTTATATTCTTTTTCAACTCTATCCATAGGATCTTTCCAATCGGACCCTGTCTCAATAAAGTTACCTTGTCGGTATCTTAACACAGCTTGTGTAGTACTATCAACATAGTCATCATACTCTCCATGAGGAAAGGAGGCACATTCTTCAATAACTTCTTCTGCAAAGTGTTCTCCATCTGGATACCATACGGACCCTGATTCAAATATAGGAGCGCACGCATTTACTCTAGTATGCTTATCTTTTCCACGGGACGGTGTAAAAGGAATTACAGGGATACCCATTCTTCTAAACTCTTGGGTTAAAGGCTCACCAGAAGCTTTCGCTTCAATAATAACAGAATCTGGTTCCCAGTATTTATATTGTTCTAGTGCAACAGCTTTTAATTCTGGAAAATCATATTTACCTTTCATGGCGTCTAGTAATATTAAATTAGGTGCCCCACCTTCTTCTGGAGTAAATATACCCCATGTAGTAATAGCAGAATAATCTGCAGTCTCCCTTGCACTGAATGCGGTATCATAACTTTGTATAACATGTTGTAAATGTGGAACGTGTTCTTTCTCCCAAGGCTTCCACCAATCTCGTTTTAATATAGCACCTTCTTCTGATGTTGGGTTTTGCATATACTGTGCAGACCAGTTACGCACAGGTAATGTTGCTTTAACTCTTTCTAATTCATCTATCTGCCAGAACTCTGGCCACAAAGGTTTACCTGAATCTAATATTGCAGGAAAAGATATTAATTTCCATTTGTCTGCTTTATTTTCTTTTTGTCCCTTTATCAACATCCCTGTTAAATCGTTCTCGGCCCATCTTGTCATAACTAATACAATGGAACCTCCTGGTTGCAAACGTTGTCTGGGTCCTGATGCATACCACTCATAGGTACGCTCCATTGCTTTCTTAGATAAGGAATCCTGTTCTGTATGTGGGTCATCTATAATTAATAGATCGGCACCTCGTCCAGTAATTGCTCCACCGACCCCCGCAGCAAAGTACTCGCCGCCATGATTAGTTTCCCATCTACCTTTAGCTTTAGAATCTTCTCGTAATTTAACATCCCCAAATATTTGTTTGTATTCTTTTGAATCAATCAAGTTACGGATCTTCGCTCCGAACCTTGCTGACAGTTCAGCATTGTGAGTTACTTGCATTAATTTTAATTTTGGAAACTTACCCATCATCCACGCAGGAAAGAATACGGAAGCAAATTCTGATTTTGTATGTCGGGGAGGCATATTAACAATAAGGCGCCCCTTTTTCTGGCTAGCTATATTAGTAAACTCTTTAGACATAATTTGGTGATGGCCCCACTTTGTAGGGTCCTTTTCTTTACGCATGATAATATCGGGCCAAACCTCTTGTACAAAATATAAAAAATTATCTTGGCACAGTTGTATATGTTTTATCCATTTTTTTTCTACTTCTTCTCGTAGTTGTTCAGTTGTTAAGAATTCTTTTTCCATGGGGTCCCTTTTGATTATACCGTGCTAATTCTTACCTTACTACGTTTATGAATCCTGCTCAAGCTCATCATGGCTGAGCCTTACTAATTCGCGTGTAGGTTGTATTGTGGCAAAAATAAGGCAAGTATAAGGTCAACTGAGTAATGACCCTTAGGGACGAGAGCCAAGCCTAACGCCTCGCGCCTCTATGTTATTACGTGAACATACGTGAAGTTATTGGGAGTGATAAGTATAGTTATCGGAAGTAATACGCCACGTTCACACAACTTCACACACACTCACGTGACGCGCTCCGCTAAGTCGTTCAGTAGGTACTCGATACCTTGCGCGGTATCATCGGCGCTAGCCAATAACCTCGCGCCTAACGGCTCGAGGCTGTAAGTTTTAAGGCCTCGTTGCTTGCCTAGTCTAATTAAGTTAAATACGTGCCCGCCGTGTTTTATTAGTTTTAATTGCCAAGCAACTTGATACTTGCTTAGCCCTAAATTCTTAGCTGTTGTGTGTTTAAATTCGAGCCAAAACGCTCGACCGTTTACGATGCAAAAACAATCGGCACAACCAAGCGTTGTGTAGGTTTCAATTGACTGAAAATAGTAGTTTTTATTGACGTTTTTAACTCTTTTAATAAAGACGTTTTCGGGTTTTCTTGACACGCCCTAGTTTACAACTAGGGCGCGAATAATGCAAGGTAAGGGCTAGGCGGTTTTTTCTTTTAAATTATTGTTTTCTAAATAATCAAAAAAATAAGCGTCCGCAATTTGATAATAATTAACCGAACGAATAGAGGCGCTTAATACGTCCGAATAAAAGCCGTTTTCTAATTTTGGAGCGTTTTCTAAAGCGTATTGCTCTAAAAATGTTCTAATGTAATGCACGGCGTCCGCTTGTTTTTTGCTTTTTTTTATAGCGTCTTTAACTAGGTTGTAAGTCATACCTTGTGAAATTTCGTCATTATCCAACCATAATTTGAAATTCCACGTGTCATAATTTGACCAACCGTTGTAACTTTCGCTTGTGTTTTTTGGCGTCATTTTCATTTTTTATGTCCTCTTTTTTGGTTATTGTATGAAATTATATGAATTTAAGGACTTGTCAACTAAAATAATGCGGGCAAATAAGCCCGCATTATTATGCTAAATTTAAGCGGTTTTTTGTAAATTTTCAGTAAAATTTATAAATTGACAATCCCACTCGTTCATAAATGAATTAACGGAATAGTCCGCAACTGTTTCATCGTCATTATTAAAGGGTATAATTAAAGCCCACCCTTTTTTAATATCATATTCATTATATATAAGTATTTCTACTTCGTCCGCGCATTCTAAATGCTCTTTAATAGTTTCGTAATTTGTAGATTTTTTTAATTCAATATCCCCGTCTACAAATACAGAAATAGTACATTTTTTATTTAAAGCCCATAAAGCCAAATTTAAATGGCCTTTTTTATAATCTAATGCTTGTTTTATTACTTCTGTTTTCATTTTTTTATGTCCTTAGTTGATTTGTTTATTGTGCGAATTTACGTGAATAAATATGATTGTCAACTTTTATTATTAAGCGGGTTTTTATACCCGCTTAATAGTGTTGTATTTATGCAACTTTTTTAAGCTGTTGCGGATATTCTTTTTTAGCGCCTTTATTAAGCAAAAATTCGCTTGCGCGGTATGATTGCGACAGCGCGCTTATTAGAAATTTATTATCGTTTTCTAATGCGGATATCCAACTTTTAAGATACGCCAAATTATTCGCGTTTATTGTTTTTTGTATGTTAAAACGTTGTGACAATAAAACCGCGCCAATTTCGGCAATTAATTCCTCGTGCGCGTACTCAAGTTGTGCATTGTCTTTAAAACGTTTTTTGTTTTTTTCAAATCGCGCTAGTCGGCCTTGTGCTCCGCTCCAATGTATTAACTCGTGAAATAATACCGAGTAATAATTGCCCGTTGCGCTATTATCTGGAGTGTCTTTAAACGTTTTCTTGTCACTCATTACAACCTTATCAACTGTAATGTTATAAAAACATTTACCGTCATTACTATGTGATAAATGCAAGCCGTCAATTGAAGTAATAAAGTTTTCAATTTCTTGATTATCAATTACTTTACTTTCGGGCATTTCGTTCGGCGCTTTATATGTTGAATTTTTTAAATCAACTTGCGCCAAATTATAAACGTAAGATACTTTTAAAAAAGCAAACGTTTTTTCGTCTATTTTTTCATTTTTCTTTACATCTTTTTTAAACGTGCTGTAATAAAATATAGCCCGTCCATTTTTTTCTTGACCCTCTAAGATAGTCGCGCCAACCTTTGCCCACGCTTTTTTAGTTGACCATAAATTAGATTTATAATCTAATTTACGTTTTTGAATATTTAAGCCCCAAAAATTAATTCCGCTATACTCTTTAAGCGTTAGCGCATTTTTAGGATATCCATAACCAGAAAACGATTTAAAATATTTTAAACCGTCTTTTTTTAAGCCGTCAACTATTTCACTTTGTAAAACAGTTAACGCGTCCTTAGTGTACTTGCTAAACATATTACGTCCTTTGTTAGTTGTTAGTATTATTTGTCAATTTATCTATTATATATTAGTTGTCAATAATTATTTTTAATTATTTTTATTGACAATAATTGACAATTTTATTAAACGTGTAATTACATTAAATTATATGAATTATAAACCGCAAAAAAAGTTATTAAGTTTTAATAACTTTAAAATGCAAAAATCAGTTAAATTTGGATATTTGACGGCTATACTACATTTAGCGCCATACAACTTAAGCGGGTATAACGTTTGCCCTAAGGCCTCGCAAGGTTGCGCGCTCGCGTGTTTAAATACGGCGGGACGGGGTCAAATGAATTGCGTGCAAAAGGCGCGAATTAATAAAACTTTGTATTTTTTAAAAGACCGCCAAAAGTTTTTAGAGCATTTATTTAAAGAAATAACTACATATGAAAAATTGGCACAAAGTAAGAATTTGAAATTGGCTATAAGATTAAACGGCACAAGCGATTTACCGTGGGAACGATACAAATTTAAAGACAATAAAAATTTAATGGAATTATTCCCGAACGTTCCGTTTTATGATTATACAAAAATATTAAATCGTTTTAATCAAGTATTGCCTAAAAATTATAATCTGGTTTTTTCAAGAAGTGAAAGCAACGAAAACGAAATTAAAGAATTAATAACAACTGATAATAATATTGCAGTTGTTTTTAATAAACTACCTAAGAAATATTTAGGTAGGCGCGTTGTGACGGGAGATGAAAGCGATTTGCGTTTTCTTGACCCGAAAAAAACAATAATCGGTTTACTAGCTAAAGGACGCGCAAAAAAAGACAATAGCGGGTTTACGGTTATTAATTAAAAAAAGGACATAAAAAATGAGTATATTAGATAGCAGAGACTTAGAAGAAGAACTAAATACCTCTGAAATTGAAATAGACAGAAAAAAAGCAATCGAAGAATTAAAAAATGAAACTAAAAATTATGGGTGGGAACACGGAATAATTTTTATTTCTGATTTTGAATGGCGCGATTATTGCAAAGATATGGCTATTGATTGCGGGTATATTTCAAGAATGACTAATAATCCCTTAGAACATTGTGTTGATTGGGACGAATGGGCAGATTTAGTAAAAAATGACTATTCCGAAATAGAATTCGAGGGGTCAACTTACCATTATAGAGAGGCATAAAAAAAATGGAACAGTTTGAATATAAAAATTTTTTCATAAGTACAGCATATAGTTTTAGTGGCAAAACTAAATTTTACGTAATATGGACTTATGATTTTAACGATTGTATTGCTTGCAGTTTTAAGTCAATAAAATCGGCAAAAAAATATATAGACCAACTTAACTAAAAGGACATAAAAAATGACTGAAAAACAAAAAATAAATTTATTAAATAGATTAAATGATTATAAAGACCATTTAATAATTAATATGACTGATAAAAAATTATATGATGATTATTGGCAAAAATCAGATATTAATAGATTTAATAAAGATTTAAAACTTATTAAAAAATTAATTAACAACAAAGGAGTAAATTAAAATGAAAACTAAGAAAATAAACATAACGGAAAACGTGCGGGGATATAAGAATATATCCTTAAAATTAGATACCTATTCTAAGTTATTTGATTTGTCGCAAAAGGTTTTTGGAGTGCCTATAAGTATCGCAAAAACGGTTGAGTTTTTGGCAGATAATTACGTTAACGGCGCGGGGGTCAATAACCACGTGCCTAGCAATTACAATGTAGTTATTCCGCAATATTTGCCTAAACAAATTAAAAGAATAGGTAGAAAATAATGGCTAGCCATATATCAATTAAAAACTATTTAAATGAAGATTGGCTATTTAATTTAATAGATAAGTGTAAGACAATAGCGTGGCAACACAAGGAAAGCGAGCCAAGCGGAATTGAATTTAAAAAAATAAACAATTCGCTTAAATTATTGCCTATTGAATTTGCTTGCGATTATGACAAAAAACCAGAATATTTAAGACGTGTTAATAAGGTTTTTAGTTATAAATGCGACATTGATAAGCCATTGGCGCGCGATGAAGATTTTCTTTTGGTCAGCGATTGTGGTATTGAAATACATTTAGACAAGGACAAAATAGTAGATATTTTTATTGTCGCTTAAATCTTTTTAATATCTAGTATAACGGAATTAGGAATTAGTGTTGTGTTGGCAATTTCATCAATTACGCCCGTTTTTTCGTCTTTAAGGGCAAAGTCGCCAAATACTCGCGTAATACCCTTTGTTTGTGTTAATAAGTGCCCCTTAGTTGTACAAATTGGTAATTTTGTATTTAATAAATCATCGATACCTTGCCACGCGCTATCACTAGTTATATCGAGCCATTTTATTTCAACTAATGGATATTTTTCTATTTCTTTTTTTGCTTTTTTATTTATCGTTAGTTTTCTTTTTTTCATAAATTTTAATTGCAACTATTCCTAACTTAGCGTTTAAATGGCTGTTGTGAACTTTGTTGAAAGCGTCAATAAAGTTTTCCCAAGAACTATTTAATAACTTCTGTTTCAGCTGTAATGTCAATAATCGACTTGTTTTCATCTAATTTGTTTTCTAATTCAGATAATCTTTTTTCAAGTTGCTCTCGTGACATACCCTCTAAACCTACGTGTGAAATTTCTTTTTTATCAACATAAAAACCAGATAATTGACCCATACGAAATTCAGATTGGACAGCAGAATTGAATTGATTTTTTTCTTCGGCTTTATTTCTTAATCGTTCAAAAACTTTGAATGAACGTAATTTATCTTTTTCATATTTTTGTAATTCTTGAGATAATCTTTTTTCTAAATATCTTACAACGTGTGGATTTAATTCTGGATTAGTTAATTTGCTTGCAGTTTCGTATGGTTTTCCGCCGTCTTTTGTAGAATAGCCCGCCTCAATACAAGCGTCAGTTTTTGTCATACTACCCCAATTTGCAACAAGGACATCAACGAATTTTCGTTGCTTTGAAGTTAAATCAGTTATTGTTTTTAAAGTGTTTTTCTTGGACGCCATAGGAATTCATTTTAACTGTTTTCTCTAAGGTAATCTATATACAAATATTTTTTAAAAAATTTATTTTTTATACAAGTGTTTCCGTTTAGTATACATATGATTACTAATTGTTAAAAAACTATTGCTATTGCTATGTTTTCCCAGAGTTGTCAATAACTGGGAAAAAATAAGTGTTGATTATATTGACATTTTCCCAGAGTTGTCAATAACTGGGAAAAAACTGGGAAGACTTAACATATTGATTTATATAACTTATTTGGCATATTTGTCAATTTTTCCTAGTTTTTGACCTAAAACCAAACTACTTTTTTTATTTTTTTTTGTATACAACTACCTTAGTGGGCTATTTCTGGGAAAATTGGCGTC